AACTTGTCTATTCTCCATTCAGTTTTGAATCCTATTCTCTCTTTCACTTCCATTTTTCATTTTTTTCTCCCCCGCTTACAACCAGCGATCTTGAACAACCAGCAATTGCTGAAGGACAGCGAACAACCGCTATCCAGCCAACCTCAACGTCAAAAAACACCCGAACCACAACAACATTCTCGTGAGTTTTAAAAAGCTTCTTGCCCTCAGCCCTTGCAATAGCTAAAACATCACCCACATCCTTAAACTTGCCCTTGTCGTCCCTAATAATTAGGGCCTTGTCAAGCATCGTTTCGACTGACCTCCTTCAAAGTGCCATCAGCATTCCAGAAGAAGCTAAGTGTGAAAAGAAGCGTTGTACTTTCGTAAGCCTTTAAAGTAGCCAAAGTGCCTCCTGGGTTCCAGATAAATTCAACTTTTGTTAATCTCTTGCCTGAAGGCGGCGCCATGAGATCAGATAAGGCGCTGTGGATGGCTTTGAAAGATTCCTCATACCGTCCATAAGGGATACTCATCAAATTATCCTCGCTATTTTGTGCCTACTTAGATGATCAGTTTTGCTGCGTAAAGCGTATAGGTAATCAGCCAAGAGTGGGTGTTCACGTCCAAGCTCCAAAGTTATTTCTAACGTTTGCGTTTTAGCATCAACATGGTATTCAACGCTTAAAATGCGAAAGTCTGCATCCACGTTTTCGTTTGACAATGTTACATGAATCTTGTCGCCAGCCAAAAGAGGAGTATTGCCATAGTCTATGACGGTGCTCCTTACTGTGAGGTATTCTGCAGGGACTTTTAGATTGTTAAGGATTGCCTTAGCCCTTAAGAGGCACTCGTTGTCGCTACACAGCTCCTCGTCAACTTCGACAAGCTCTCTTAAGCCATAAGCTGATTGGCTTGCTGAATCTTCTTGTGTGCTGCTGTATCTACGTCCACCAAAGAATAAACCGTCAACCCAAAAACTGCCCGTGCCGGTGCCTGTAAACCAGCAGTCAAAACGGATCTTCTTTATTTGGGTCCAGTCGAAGCCGTTTTCAACATCCCAAACATCAGCGTTTTCGGCACCGACCTTAACTTGTTTTTGGAACCATTCACCTGAACCGATGTTAAAGAAGTGAGAAGCACTCTTATCAGCCGTATCAAAGAGTATTACGTTAATGTTTCCGTTGAAACTGCTTTCTCGCCTAATGAAGAAATTTAAGGCTGGATATAGGTTGGCATTGACTTCTTTACCGTTGTTCAGCGTTAGCATGCATGCAGCATAGTAAAGATTTGCGGCGTATGTTTTGATGCTTCCGCTGCCTTTTTTCTTTGTTGTTGTGTCAAAACTTATTTGACCTGAGACTGCGCTCCAACTGCCATCAGCAGGTGTTAGGCTTTCGGTCCAAGCATCCTTATCGGAAGGAACGCTCTTATCAGCAACTCCGTAAACAGTAATTTTGTTTCTTATTCTGTGAATGTCTTTGCGGTATTCACTAACCTCGATTTTTTCGCTGAGGCTTACTGGCGAGGCTTTGCTATTTGTTGGGAAAAACTCGAACTTAGCGTCTGGGGCGACACGAAAATCAAAACTTATCACGCCAGACTTGTCGACACTTTCGGCAATGTTTTTGAGAATGTCGAAGACGGGCGTATTATCATACTCTAATTTTGTGTAGGTCGTGTCAGTGTTTTCCACGAGTTCTGTTGAATCCCGTGTGTGGCTCAAACCAGCAAAATTGTCAAGCAAATCCTTGACTATTTCTTCGCCCTTTTTGTTCTCATAGGTTTTTGTTACAACTCGGCGGAAGAGGCGTTCTCCCCAGCATCTGCCACTAACACGAATATAGTTTTCAGTTGGCGTAGACTCACATTTGACGCTCTCAACATGACAAGTTATGATTTGCGGAACATTTGAGCCTCTGCCGACGTCTACGTGTCCATCCATGCCAACGTTTATGGGGTAAGTCCCGCTTGGGCTGTACTTCTTATCCCAGTTCTGAAGCAAAACCTCAAAACTGCCCACTTCAGTAGTGCAGCCTAAATGCACATGCAAGTCTATAACATCACCTTGAGGCGGAGTGATAGTACCAAAAGCAACGGCAACTTTGGGGATTTCAACACTCATGAACTATTCAACACCTCGTCTGAAATATTCCTCTTCTCCAGCTCGGCGAATACTACGACCATACGTGGGCATTTCAGCAGCAGCCTCGTTGAAGCTTTGAACGCTTGCAGTTGCAGCATTCATTTGCGAAGCAAAATACCACATAGCAGCCGCCGCCGCAACAATAACTGCGATGCCAACACCAGTCAAAGCCAGAAAAGTTGCATAGCTAATGTTTAAGGCGTTTTGGGCAACTGTAGCAATCCAACAGGCAGCAGCGTAGACTTTTTGGGCTACGACGACGCCCCAGCTTGTCCGCATAAACATGCCCATTATTGTGATGACCATCATGGCAGAATTGAAAACCTGAGCTTGCTGGTCATTGAGTAAGCCAAACTGATGGGCTATGTGCCCAATCGCAGTGCCAGTCGCACCTAAGCCAGCAATTGCGGCGCCAAGACTTTTAATTCGCACAGATAAGCCTTCAGCGTCAGACTGAATCTTCGCAAACTCGTTGCTTGCACGATTAACAGCACGAATAGTTATGGCTATTTCCCTAAAACTCATGTTAAACCAGCCTCCGCTTTAGCCGCATCAATAGCCTCGCAAATAATCTGTTCAAGCCTTGGAAGGTGTTCCTGAATTGCCGGAAAAAGGTAAGGCTGAGCCCTCATGTGTCTCGTGCCAAGCTCCACAAACAAAGCGTAAGTTGCTTCCGAACCTATTTCAGCCACCCATTCACTAATTTTCGCATAGATCGAGTCTCTTAAATGCCCAGTTCTTACCGAAACAAGCTGTTTAGCTAAGGCTTTAACGGCTTCAGCCCAGCTTGCCAACTGCCTATGCACATGACCTTGCAGACCAGAATCAAACCTTTCCATAGCAGCTTTAAACTCTTCAACGCCGTCTACGGCAACATTAACCTCAACAGCCACGCCGTTTCGCCTCCCTTTCCGCTTTTCTGCGTTCTTCCTCCGCCTGTCGGTCCATTTCATTCAAAATTATGATGAACCGTTGGATGGTTTTGGCTGGTTGCCTTGCAAGCTGGTTTGGTGTCCAGCCGAACTCTTTGCAGAGGCGGAAGTCTGCGAGGATTGCGTTTGGCTTTTGTCTTCGGATGGCTCGGATAAAAAAGCGGTTTCGTCGAAGCCCAAAGCGTTAAGTCTGTTGACGATTTGACTGAAAAGCTCACCTAAGCCTATCGGTATGCCATCATCTTCACTAAGCAACTTTTCAAGCGTTACAGGCTTGTTTGGCGGCTGTTCTTTAAGAGAAGCCCAAATGGTTTCCGCCTGAATGGCTATGAAGTCGCTGCTAACAACATGCCCCGATATCGGGTGATACTTGGTATATTTCTGAATAAGCCTTGATCTCTTTGCCCAGGTAATTTCTTGGAAGACATAACGCCCCAGATACTCTTTTCCGAAACGTTCGTCCATCTCCAAAACTTCCGTTCGCATTGCCAAGCCTCCGTCTAGCTTATGCTGGTGTCCCGTGCAACAAAAGAAGCTTTCAAACTGACAAGGTCCTCGATGCGTGTTGGCGTAGCGACATTTTCCCATTTACAATACTTGAATAAGGCGTTGTTTGTGCCGCCTAAACCAAATTTTAGGCTGAACTCGCTGTCGTTGATCACATCATCATATTCTTGTTTGCTTTCAAACTCAAACATTAACTCGCCAGGTAAGTTGCGGTGTCTAGTTGGCAAATACTTGAGAAGGTGGCCATCAGTTGAGCGGATAACTGGCACGGGTTTCAAGTTGTTTTCTATCGTAAACTTCCAGTCAGTTACTCTTTCCAGCGCTGTTAAACCTGAACCGTCTCCCACTCCTCTTTGCACGTAGCTTTCGTTGTACGGAATTGCACCCGCATAATCGCCATAGGTCGCCCCAGTTATTTTGCTTGTTCCAACTGCAACATCTTTTCCAACAAGTTCAACAGTTGCCTTAACGACTTCTTCGAGGCTGCATTCAACTGTTAGCTTGTTTATTCTGCAGCCTTTGTAGAGGAGGCTTATGACGTCGGTTGCGCCTGCGAACAAGCCTTTATAATAAAGCACTTGAACGCTTAGGCTGTTCAATGTTTGGGCATGTTGAATGAAGGATGTTGGAGCATCAGACGACAAAAGATGGGCAACTTTTAAGCTCGCCTGCCTCAAGCCTTTCTTAACCGCTTGAAGGTCTCTGCTTCCAATGCCTCTCACCCGTATCAAGTCTGGGTCTAAAGAAGGTTCCACGTTTTCCGCGTTTATGCTGAGCATGGACGGGTTTGCAGGCGTTTCTCCATAGTTTGTTTCTTGGACAAAATAGACGCGACATTCATGCGCTCCATACGTGTCTGGCAT